GCGAGTCTGTGGGTGGTCAATCTGCGGTCTAGCGTGCGTCCTATCGTGACTTACATATTCGTTCTGGAACTGGTCATCATTAACCTGGTAGCTATGTGGTGGGCGATTCATACGGGCGTAGACTTCGGTCTGGCTCTTGATCTAGTATTCACAGACGATGAGATGCAGATCGTATCCTCTATCATCGCGTTCCACTTTGGAACCAGGGCGTTCTCTAGGGCAAAATCATAATAAATGAGCCGTTTGCTACCCTCTGCGATAGAGAAGATGAAGCACCACGAGGGGGTGCGGCAGAAAGCATATTTATGTCCAGCGCATATTTGGACGGTCGGTGTCGGCCATGTTCTGTATCAAGACCAGATCAGGTTGCCAATGATCCGCAAGGATGCGCCAGGACTGATCCGCAAGGAATACCCACTACGCCCAGAGGACAACCGAGTTTGGACGATGGCAGAGGTCGATGAGTTACTTGAGAGCGACCTTGCTAAGTTTGTACGCGGTGTGGATAGACTTTGCCCTGTTACTACTGATGGGCAAAAGTCTGCACTTGTTTCCTTTGCCTTCAATGTGGGTCTTGGGAATCTGCAACGCTCTACTATTCGTATGCGCCATAACCGTGGAGATTACGCGGGTGCAGCGGAAGCGTTTCTAGTCTGGACTAAAGCCGGTGGGAGAGTCCTGCCTGGGCTTGTCAGGCGCAGACAGGACGAAAAAGAACTGTATCTATCTTAGAACGCTGGTATATCGTCATCCAATCCCGCAAATGGGTCTTTGGACCCTGGCCTAGACTCTGGCCGCGACTCTGGCTTAGCATCTTTCGTTTGGAAGACTAGACTGTAAAACTTCCCCGTTCCGTCCTTCCGTTCTTTCTGCCAGCCAGAAATCCAATACTCCTTGCCATCAATCTCGCATTGACCCTTTATATCTGGGTGCTTATCCTCAGTTTTGCGGTCATTCTTGGAGATTAATCCCCTCATGTTGTTGTCGTAGTTCATTCGATCATTTCCCTTCTAGTGATTGTGTCAAACAAGGCATCCACCTCCGCAAGAAATTTCTCTGCCTCAGACTCTATTTCGGCAATCTCCGCAGGAGTGGGGTAAAAACGGCGTACAAGCAGTTGCTGTGGTTCTGGCATACGAGGGTCATAAGAAACGAAATCAACCCAGCCACGACCCGTTACAGCGGCTTGCAGGGTCATCTGGGCTTTGTGCTCCTCTGGGATGCCTCCGTCTAATATCCAAGAGACATGGGTTGCGGTGGTCGGGCATTTAATCTCTATCAGCCCATCCTCTACAAACCCGTCAGGACTAGCCCCGCAAAACTCTATACGCGGGTGGTCTATAAACCCAACATCCTTGATAAGCCTTCCAGTCTTAGCCTCATACGCTGCTTTAGCCTCGGGTTCTTTCTCGATCCCCCAGCTCATAGCGTTATTCACAAACTTATCCACAATGTCGCCAGTCATGCGCTCGCAAAGTATCTCGATCTTGAGATTCTTGCGCTCCGCACTATCCTCCCCGTTCTTCAGGCGTTTGGTGGCAGATCGCATACGGCTGGCTGTGAGTTTGCCTGTGCGGTCATGCATAAATTGACCAAAGTTTCCTGCTTGGTGTGGATTTTCTTCCCTCATGTGTACTTCCTCTCTCTGTAACAATTTGGTTTTGGTGGGACTAATTTTTTAGTTCTTGAATTTTTGTAACCATTTGCCCATCTCCAAACGCTTTGTAATCTAACCCCAAAGTGAACCGCCGCTTCTTCTGCGGTTTGAAAAGTTTTGCCGTAGATGTGCCAAACATAAGAAGTTGTTTTGTTTCTTTGTTGTTCGCTTCTTGTCGCCCAACGACAATTTCCTGGCTCGTAATGTTTGGTGGTGTCAATCCTGTCTAGGCTTTTTCCTTCTGGTCTGTCTCCCATGTCTTTGTAAAAGTTTTCAAAGTTTAACCATTCGTCGCATATTTTTATCCCAACTTTTCCGTATGTTTTCCAATCTTTGTCTTTTGGGTTTGTGCATCTGGCTTTAGCTGCTTGCCAAGACCTGTAAGTTTTTGAATTTCTTTGTCCATGAATCAACCCTGGTTTTGTTTCTTTTAAAAGACAGCCGCAAGATTTGGTAAATCCAAGCCGAACAATGTGCTCTTGTATAACTTTTTGAGTTCCGCAATCGCACAACCAAAGAGCCAGCTTATGACCGTCTTTGGCTCGCTCTGGCACTACGTTTAATAAGGTTAGTCGGTTGTATTTCATGGCTCGCTTATTGGTTAAAGCCTAAGTTTAACATCAACAAAGCACTTTAACCAAGTGGCTACGCATTTTCTTCCCCTTTTGGTAGGCATCCAGAGATAAACCCGTCTTCGTCTTTGCGAAACACTATGTGCGGGTTCTCGCATCTGCGTGCGGCTTTTTGTGCAATTTGGTAGTCCAGGGTGCAATCTGCACAGAATCCCACTTTGGGAGGAGGGGGAACAATTCTGGCCATCTCCCTCCAAGAGTCGTAAGTTGCTTTGTCGGTGCAGCGCGGAACCTTTTCAAAGAACTCCACAAACTTCACTTTGGTATCGAGCATCATTGCTTTTTCCCCCACAGTTCCAGGCAGGCCATCTCCAACTCTGCGCCTGCTGGATTAGTTTTAAGAGCGTCTTTGATGCCCATGTTGTACGCGGCAATAACATCTTTCGGCATCTCTACCGACGAAACTTGCGTATCTAACAGTTTATCAAAAGAGAGTGTGACTAACAATGTTGTCAGCACTCCCAGAGCCACTCCCATCCAGAAGGTTTCCTTCTGCACTTTTTCTAGTTCGTAGATCATAGAAATAACCCTGGCAGAAAGTTAAGCATCAGGAAAAGAGCGACGAGACAGACCGCCACCAAGAATCCGTCTAAGTTTTCGTTCATGGCTGCTTCCTTATGTGGCGTTCGCGCATAAGTCTCCAGGACTCCAGATCCAAAGCCTCCTCCGCGTTCATGGCCCATTGCCACATAGCGTGAGCATCGTTCTCGATCTGGTTGCAGATGTTGCGGACTTCTAAGTAATCCACATTCCTGGAGGCCCGCGTAAGACGGGTGAGTTTGTTTACCGCTTCCTGCATCTGGATGATGAGATATGCCTCGTTCATTTCACTCGCTCCTTTGCAATGTCTTTAAGGTCTGCTGCAATCTTCTTGTCTTCCGCACTCAGGTTCTGCCAGAGAGTCTGGAGGCTTGCCATACTGTCTACTGCCTTAAACGCTACTTCGAGCGCACCGCGGCGTGGGTGAGGCTTCTCTGCCTGCTGGTGGATTGCGTTCTGTACTTCGTTGGCAGATGCAAACTCTGTCCCGCCGATTCCCAGAGCCGCAAGAGCGCGACCGTGAGCAGAAGTCTCTGCGTTCTCAAGGGCAGAGGTTCCGTTGATCTGTGAAGACTTGCGGTATTCCTCTGCGTGGCCGGTGGCTATAACTCGTCCGGTCTCATCTGCGATGATGGACTTCATCACTACGCAATCCGCGTCGCGGAACAGAACCTCGGATGTAAGCGCCCAGGTCGGGTGTGCTTCGCGGAACTTCTGCACCCTTAAAGCAACGGTCTGGTACTCCTTACCCCTAATATTTACGATGCCTGTATTGCTTGAACTCATTTGATCTCTCCCTCGTTAGTTTGATCGCGGTCATCAAGTTGTGGCCGCACCGTAGGTAATACCGAACCATCCGAATCCAGTTCAGCATACTGTTGCTCCTCAAGTTGTAGTTGGTAGTGAAGGTATTGCAGGTCATCCATGTGCTTCTCCTTTTTCATCCGGTCTAGGAGTAATTCGACCGTAAGAGAACTATAACAATCTCCCAGCACAATGTCAAACAGTATCGGTCAAACTTTCTTAACCATTTAACAGTCATGATTAACTATTTGTTTTGTAATTGTTATAAGGTAGAGTGTGCGCCGTGAAAGTGACCCGTAAAGATTGCATAGTCGCTTACGAGTTCTTAGCGAGCCTTGCGCCCATAAAGTCCTGGAAACTCCCGCCGAGCCAAGACGTAGAGTTTCGCGTCCGCGCCTGGGAGCGTTTTTACGGGGAGTACGACGAACGCGGGATCATCACCATTTCATCATCCAAGCACGGGCATATCGACACGCTACTGCGGACTATGGCTCATGAAATGATCCACCAAAAGTTATGTCTAGAAGGCTATCCCGACTGGGATAAGCATGACCACAGGTTCTCAGAACTGGCACACGCGGTGGGAACCGAACTGGGCTTTGACCCAAAGGAGTTGTGAATGACACCGACTGTTACCGAAGAAGAATTTATTGCATTGTTTAAGAAGCACGGTTCACCAGAAGCGGTGGCGCGGGAAATCGGCGTAAGCGAAAGGTCGGTCTACCAAAGAAGGAACCGCATCGAGCAGAAGCTAGGCATAGAACTGGAATCCTTTGCGGCTCCGCAGATGACCGCCAGCGTAGAGATCCGCAAAAACGCTGTCCACGCAGAAGCCCGCAATCAGGTCTGGCTTGTTGCCTCGGATGCCCACTACTGGCCTGGAGAGGCTACGGTGGCCCACAAAGCCTTTATAAAGCTCTGCAAGGCGATGAAGCCCCATGCGGTAGTCATGAATGGCGATGTCTTTGACGGGGCCAGGATAAGCCGACATGACCCTTTGTACCGCAACGAAACCCCCACGGTGAAACAAGAGTTAGAGGTCTGCCAGGATCGCCTGGGAGAGATTGAGAAGGCAGCGCACAACGCAAAGCTATTCTGGACTTACGGGAACCACGACACGCGGTTGTGGCGGTATATGAAGATAAATGCCCCAGAGATGGAAGGGACAATGGGTGCGGATCTGTTCGACTTCTTTCCTGGCTGGCACTTTGGTTACACCATCCACATAAACCAGAACACGGTCATCAAGCACAGATGGCATCACGGAATCCACGCGACCTACAACAATGTTCTAAAGTCTGGACGCAGCATCATTACCGGCCACCTCCACCGTCTACAGGTATCGGCCTGGGGGGACTACAACGGGCGTAGATACGGGGTAGATACAGGAACCCTTGCGGAGCCTACTGGCGATCAGTTTCTATACCTTGAGGGCAATCCTGTTCCGTGGGCATCTGGCTTTGCGGTGCTGACGTTTGACGAGAACGGGATGCTCCTGCCTCCAGAGCTAGTAGAGGTGATTGGAGACACGGCGTATTTCCGAGGGAAAGCGGTGTAGTTGAACTTTTAGACTGTTTGCTATATCTTAGCTCTTGCGTCGTGAGAAACGCATAGCAGGTTAGATTGGCAGTCTCTTTCGGGCTGGTCTATCTGACCGTTTCAAAACCCCAACACGGGTACTGACCTGCCGGAATTCTCACCGGATAGGCCAGCACCGAAGGAGATTGTCTTGCACTACTACCAATTCAACATTGGTGACTATGCCAGCCACACCAGAAATCTCAGTCTACTTGAAGATCTTGCTTACCGCAGGTTGTTAGACGAATACTATCTGCATGAACGTCCGTTCAACGAATGTATAACGACCGTTGCACGCCAGATAGGTATGCGCGACCAGGAGGATGCGGTCGGATTTGTTTTGACCAATTTTTTTGTGCTGCAAGAAGAAGGTTGGGTAAACAAACGGGCTGAAGAAGAACTAGCTAAATTCCGCTCTAAGAGCGAGCAGGCGTCTAGGGCTGGGAAAGCATCTGCTGAACGGAGGCTTAACGCTCGTTCAACGGACGTTCAACCAACCAATAACCATAAACCAATAACCAATAACCAAGAACCAATAATAAATACTACGCGCCAGAAGGCGATTAGTTGTCCACAGGGTGTGTCTGAAGATGTCTGGAGAGATTTTTGCCAGCATAGGAAATCTGTAAGGGCTACTGTTACGCAGACCGCGCTTGATGGGATAGACCGAGAGGCCAAGAAAGCGGGGTGGTCTTTAGAAGCTGCTTTGCGGGAATGTGTCTTGCGTGGTTGGCGAGGGTTTAAGGCAGAGTGGGTAAAAGATAAACAGTCTGATAAGGTTCTATCGTTTGCGGAAAAAGACGAACTTGCTAAACGCAAGCGGTGGGAGGAGATGACTGGCCGCAAGTGGCCAGAGCCTGGAGAGAAGGTAGAAAGGTTGCAGATACTATGAACCTAAACGCTATAGACGCTTTGTGGAACAAGATGCTGGTGGTCTACGGTTCCGACTGGGATAGGAAGTTTTCTGGGATGCCGTTAGATGAGGTGAAGGGAGCCTGGGCAGATGAGTTGCGCGGCTTCACGCTCGAGCAGATTAAGTACGCGCTTACGGTGCTACCAGAGAGACCGCCTAACCTTATACAGTTCAAAGAACTGTGCTCAAAAGCGCCAAAATATTTCGAGCAGCAGCAACTTACCTACAGACCAAAACCAAGTCCAGAGAAGGTTGCGGCGTTCCGAAAACTTTTTGCGGAGGAGGCATGACCGAGACTGTTGCATCTTCCTGCCAAGACTGTTATAGTCGCACTCAGAACTATCCTTGCATCTATAACGTGACGTGTTCAGATTGCAGGCTGGCTCTGGCTCTAGCGGAACCTTGCAAGATCATCCGCAAGAGCATGGTT